TTTTTACATTTTTACATTTTTACATTTTTACATTTTTACATTTGTTTCAAACCTTTTTTAGTGTATTTTTAGAAACCCATATCATAATCATCATCTTCGTTACATTCATCATTGTTATTCCTTACGATGGAGTCGATATTATTGTTGATTTCAATACGTTTTCTATTACACGCATTAGTCGTGTCTTCCAATCCTTCGAACATTTCTTCCATTTCCTCTTCTTCGCTACGGTATTGCGTCACTACTTCATCTAATTCACTGAGCTTGTCCATATCCATTACCAGTTGTGATGTACCCGTTCCAAAAGTTCCCACTTGTCCCATCATAACACTTGAAGACACACCACGCATATGGTCATAGTCCGCGTGTCGAGAGGCTTGTAATAATACCTCGGTTTGTACCTCAAATGTAGATTTGGAAATAGGACCAATATCGTCTCCCAAAATTCCAGAACGAAACATTGGAACCAAATTATAATTTGAAGTCATACGGTCACATAACAAACTCAAATGGTGGTAATTAATACTTACACCACTTGCGCTCATCACTTCAATGATTTCATCATTAATGAGCTGTCGGGTTGCTTCAATACCAAGAGTATGATATACTTCGCGGATATTATCTGTCATCGTTCGCTTACTATCAACAAAGTCAACTGCTAACATTTCAATCAAATTTGAACCACTTGTGCTTAAGGTCCAAATATCCTTACGTTTATATTCACCATCTTCTTGGACGAGCATGTTAGGTATTTTCAATGGCTGCACGTTGGTGATTCCATTTATACCACGCATTGCAATATTTTGAAGCAGGTTGTCTTGGAAATCACGTAGCATATATATTTCGTCGGACTGGTCTAATGAGTTCACCTTGTACTTGTCACCCTTCATGTTTTGTAAACGAATACGGAATACCAAGTTATCAGCATTGTAGTCTGAATAAATACAACTTACATTTTTTCCGTGAGTGCTTGCAGAAATAGCATATTCAACATCATCCATAGTAATATTTTTATCTAACATCTTTTCCGCATCCATCTCCATACGGATAATCCATTTTGATTTGTATGCTTCATCGTTATTATCGAGTTCAGTGTCCAGGCATTCATTTACCATTTTCTCAAATTCATAGTATTGTTCCAACATAGGTATGTCTTCCTGAATCTTTGATGAATGATCGTTCGGGTCAAAACAAATCTGTACTGATTTTACAATATTTACTAATTTCATATGTTCGACCATCTTTGCATAATGAACACTTTTTTCGTGTTGGAGTTGTTCTTCCGGTTTTAAATACACCGTCATGGACTCGTGTTTTGGATTCTTGGTTAATCGCAAGATTTCTTCAATACGGGGCACACCGCGTGTCACATTTGACTTACTGGCTACACCCGCCAAATGGAAAGTGTTCAACGTCAATTGTGTAGTTGGCTCACCAATTGACTGCCCCGCAATGACGCCTACCATTTCACCCGGATGTACCATTGATTGCTTGTAACGCAATATTACATTATCCAACAATAATGTTAATGCCGCTTTATGGAAACGCTTTTGAACCAATAATGTTTTTGGATTCAGGTAATAATAATATACTGTTTCAAACAAATCTGTTGGCTTACAGAAGGTAAATTGCTTTAATTTATTGAAACATTCTTCGATCATCTCAAACATTTCAAATGGAGTAATATCAACAATAGAGTTGGCATTTAATTGTAGCTGTTCTTGAATATTTGTAATCATATGCGAGAATGCTACTGGAATCTTAATAAAATCTTCATTTTTGTTCTTGAACACATTTTCAATTAACAGCTTCTTTGAGGTAATCATTTTGGTAATATATTCCTCGCATTTTTCTTTGGTTTTTCCTATTTGTCGTTTCATGCGGTTATGCGCACTTTTACTATAAACATTAATCGTTTTTTCCCGCTCATCGTTAATACCTACAATATCATACATCAAATAAATCTCTTCAATACTCATTTCAGCCAATGAAATGGATTGGGATTCAATGCGGGTCGAATCAAACCCATCATCACCATAATTGAATTGAATAACTTTCTGCTTGTTATTACGTACAGTCATATCATATTCTACTTTCAAATCCTCCAAACCCTTGATTAACCTTCTTTGAATGTAACCCGTTTGCGAGGTCTTGACTGCCGTATCAATCAAACCAATACGACCACCCATTGCGTGGAAGAATAGTTCGGGTGCAGTTAATCCTGAAATATACGAGTTTTCAACAAAACCACGGGCTGTTGGGCTGTCGTCAAACTTGTTATAATGGGGCAATGTTCTATGATTGAAGCCATACGGAACACGCTTACCATCCACACTCGACTGTCCCAGACAAGAAATCATCTGAGAAATGTTAATCAAACTACCTTTTGACCCCGAGTTGACAATCATCAAGAACCTGTTTAGTTTGCTTAATGAATCACGACCGATTTTACCAGTTTTATTAATGGCTTCATTTAATATGTTATTTACATTCGTTTCAAACTGAATACGGTTACTATTGGATGTATTATTCTCGAAAGTTCCCAATTGAATACGCTCAATAAGAGAGTGAACCTCCTTCTTTTGGGCGCTGATGGTTTCTACAATACTATCCTGTGTTTTCTTATTCGCAATCAAATCGCTAATGCCCACACTGAAGGAACTGGTTTTCATATATTCCGTTACAATGTTTTGTAAATCATCAATGAAGTTTGATGCTTGCATATTCCCAAAATCATTGTTAATACGATGAATAATACCTTTTGTTCCTGACTTCAATACGGATTTTTCGATTTGACCGCGCACATATTTACCTTTTCTAATTTCTAAAATGTTGTTGGACGTATTTTTATCCTCGTCATCATTGAATAACTTTGTTTTGTATTTCAATGTAATTGGAGCAAATACCTGACTTAGAATATCGAAACTGGAGATTTTACCATCTTCAATTGATTCATGTAAGTTTTCTAAATTTACTTTTGGATACATCATCAACAAGTTCATAGCATCTCGTGGTTTTAATTGAATGTCTTTTCTGGTGAATCGATAACTTCCAAGCAACGAATCTTGGAAAATACCAATAATCGGAGAACTGGATGCTGGACTAATAATTTGGTGTGGGATTGCAGCCAAGTGTTTTAACTCGGTCTCTGCTAACACGCTCTGTGGCATGTGCATATTCATTTCCATGAATTAACCCCCAAGGTTTCCCAAGGGGATGGACTGTATCTTAAGCAAACTCGGGTTGATTAGACCTTCATTGTTCACCCATACCCGTTCAGTCTCTGAACGCCTATCATATCCTATCATATCGGACGTAGATAGTAACGCTGCGGATCGTCCAATCCCACGACATTATTACCATTGGGTTCGGCTATTAACCGAGTTCCCTCATTGTGTTTCCACTATGAGGTGGTAGTCGTGGGCTCTAAGGAGTTTCCCGCATCAAGGTATGTTGCCATTCTTTCAATTCTAATATAAATTCTTTTGCTCTATTTTTTATGGTGTCGATTGGTTGATATTTACCTACAAATGTTGTTTTCTTTTTATCAATAACAACTCTTATATATTCTGTATTATTAGTATTGTTTTTAATAATATGAATATACTTATAGATGTCATCTCCTATAACTACATCTCTAAATATGTCAAATTTTTTGGTCCAATGTTGTTTCTGTGTCAGTTTCATCATTTTCTCACGATGATTTAAACTACTAAGGGATTCTTTTAACCTATCAGAAATCAACTGCTTTGTATAGTCACTCATTTGATTATATGTAGATGATTCTTTTACAAGTCTATCCGGTATGCAAATAAACTTTCCATCTACATCAGTAAATCCTTTACCGCCATTTGTCAAATTATAGCCATTTGGATATTTGGAATTATATTCACGTATAAATCGTTTTTCTTCTTCATCCAACTGGCTAACATCACAAGTTAGAATTTTATCACAAGAGAAACTTTCTATTCCATACTTCAATATAGCACTATTCAAATATCTCGACTGATTCTTTTTATTCGAATTTGCTTCATGTATATGGTCTTTGAATCTTCCTAAATATCCAAAAGGTCTATATTTATTATGGTTCAGTCTATGACTACGGGTTTGACCTATATAGAGTTTTCCATTTGTAGTATTAGTTATTTTGTATATCTCACCAACGACTTTGTCTTTTTCTTTTTTGCTTAACAGCATTTTATTATTTTATTAGAGCAAGAATATTTTATATTATTATTTCAAGAACAACTAGATGATTACATTAGTAATATACACCTATGCGAAATGTATATACCAGTAGACTTTACACCGTTTTCCCCCCTAAGTATGTCTACAACTTAGAGGGCGTTCACCTGTTTGGGACAAAATCTATCCCCATCAAAATCCGCATTATACGGAGCAGTATCACCCACATTCATGCGGAATGTATCACCTTTTTTCATAATCTTCGCAATGTGACACATCATACTCATTCTATGAAGACTGGGTTGTCTGTTGAATAATACCGCATCTCCGTCCATCATATGACGATGTACGGTATCCCCCATTTCCAGTCTTACCGAACGACGGTCTACATATCTCAATGAAATTTGTTCCCCGTTCTTTCGCTGTAAAATACGAGCACCTGGGTGAGTGTCAGGACCATTCTGTACCAACTTCAACAAGAAGTCACTGTTTCGCTCATTCACACGAACCGGTTTGGTTATGTTCATTGCGATTTTCATAGGAACACCCAATTGACGAATAGACAAATTAGGGTCACCCGTAATTACCGAACGAGCACTAAAATCCACACGTTTTCCCATTAAGTTACCACGAATACGACCCGTTTTACTATTCAACCGCCCCATAATACAATTATATGGGCGACCAGAACGCTGTGCTAATGGGTCTGCTCCCTTGATTTTGTTATTCACAACCATTGCAATGAAGTATTGCAAATTCATAGTCAGGCCATCAATCACGTGGGGAGAAGCATTGTTTGCTATTTTTTCCTTTAATTCATTGTTAGTACGAATGATGTGGGTGTAAATATGGGTCAAGTCATCTTCACTGCGCTGTTGTGCGTCGTGTTTTACCGATGGACGTACCGCTGGAGGCGGTACCGGTAATACTTGACATATCATCCAATCTGGACGGGACCACAAAGGGCTGAACCCCATAAAAGACACATCATCATCAGAAATCCTACGAAAGTTTTTTAATATTATTTCCGGTGTTAGTTGTTTTACTATTTTATTTTTATCTTCATCTATCCATTCCCCCATTAAACTCGCCATATCTTCTAATTTAATACTTCCCGGTTGCTTACATCCACACCCATCATCTGTTAAATCACCACAACGCTGCACTTTTGCAGATGCTTTATACACATAATCCCATCTATCTTCTGGCTTCATGTCTTTTACGTGTGCGTGTTGCTCCTTACTAATTAATAAGCGACTGCATCGAAAACATACACATTGACAGATTTTTCTGATTTCTTTGATATGTTGCATAAAGAAGACGGGTCGTGCTAATTCAATATGTCCGAAATATCCTGGGGTATCAATATATGTATAGCCGTCGGTGGGACAAATTAATCCCGGTTCCAACACACCCATACGAGGGTCGAATAATCCTCCAATAACCGGCTTGTTATTTTTGTAAGTATCACTCGTTGTTACCTCCACGACAGACGATTTACGGATCTCATCGGCGGACAGCATACTAAACTGCACGCCGATTATCTTAGAAGGGGCTTTAAACTGTTTTTGATCCATTTTATTTGAATACATATATTGCCTATATTATATAAGTCATATTTTTTATATACTTAATTCAATTTTACAAGTTTCGACAAAAATTGAAATAAAAGCAAATACTGCTCAAATAGCATACTATTACCCTACAGTACATTATGGTGAGAACAACTAAAAAAGAAAGCAGCAAGATGAAACTTCGTCGTTCCAAACAAGACGATTCCAGTGATGACGAATCTGTTGAGAGTTCGTCCTCCTGGGAAACACTCTCAACGGATGAGGAAGAACACCCTAAACGCTCGAGTAACAAAAAGAAAAACAAAAAAAAACGTGTCGACAGTGATGATGAAGAAGACAGTGATGACGAAGAAGAAGAAGAAGAAGATAGTGATGACGAGGAAGACATCGAA